AAATCCTGCTATCCCTGCCATGTGGTTTACTAGCTCAGTCGGTAGAGCACTTGACTTTTAATCAAGGTGTCCGGGGTTCGATTCCCCGGTAAGCCACCAAAAATGCAGATGTGGCGGAATTGGCAGACGCACTAGACTTAGGATCTAGCGCCTTTGGCGTGGGGGTTCGACTCCCTTCATCTGCACCATATGCGGAAGTGGCTCAATGGTAGAGCGCCACCTTGCCAAGGTGGATGTTGCGGGTTCGAGTCCCGTCTTCCGCTCCACAATATGCGGGTATCGTATATCGGTAATACTCCAGCCTTCCAAGCTGGAAAGGTGGGTTCGATTCCCACTACCCGCTCCAAAGAAAAGCAACTTGAATAAGTTGCTTTTTTTTGTTTTGTTCTGAAATATAGTTGTTTACTATTGTTATATTCTATTGGTAATATATAATTATAAGGTAAATAATATTATAAAGATAAAATATGCTCCTATAACTCAGGTGGATAGAGTGCAGGACTTCGAATCCTGATGCCCCCCGTTCAAATCGGGGTAGGAGTACCATAAGCATTGATATAACTTAAATTGTGAAATGATAATATTTATGTTTGCCGACATTTATCACATTTTTATCACATTAAGAATATCAATGCTCTTTTCTTTTTGTTCTTTTCGAACATGAGTATATATATTGCTAGTAACCTCAATGCTACTATGCCCTAATAAAGAGGAAACAGTCTTTAGGGGAATGTTAGCTTCGAATTGTTTGGTTGCATAAGTATGTCTAAGTGCATGAAATTTTATATATTCAACTCCACAACGCTTTAAAAATCTTTTCCAAGCTCTAGATATATTACTGTCATTTATTAATTCTCCATTTTCAGTAAGGAAAAGATAGTTATCGTTAGAGCAGTTCCAACTATCTCCTGCCTTAAGCTTATTAATAGATTTTTTAGCTTTTATATGCTTTATAACTGGAATCAATGAAGTCGGATACGGGATATCTCTTATTGAACCTTTTGTTTTAGGAATTTGAGATATTGTTTTTATTGTTCTATTATCTTCCTTATCAATAAAAGTTATAGTGCTGATAGTTCTTCTTATATGAATTAATTTGTTATCCTCGTCAAAATCATTCTCATTAAGCCCTAGAGCTTCTCCACGACGCATACCGGTAGAAATACATAGTAAAGCTAAGTCTTTGATTGTAGAGTCTTCTGGGCTATTTAAAATAGCATAAAGGTCTTTATCACTAAATACTTCAACTTCTTTTTGAGGTTCTTCATACTTTCCAGGAATAACTAATCCAGTACAGGGATTTTTTATTATATAGCCTTCGTTTACAGCATATGAGAAAAAGCTCTTTAATAATTTGTTAAGATTAAATATTTGACTTACGCTTTTTCCTTCTTCTTTCAGGTCATTATAATATCTTTGTATGTTTAGAGATTTAATATTGTATATTGGCAACGGAGCAATAGGGGAGTTTTTTATATAGTTCCTATATATGCCTTCATATCGCTCAAATGTGCTTGGTTTGATTTTACTTGATACTTTTACTACTTCAAACAACCAAATCCTCATATACGAGCCGAGAAAGGCATTTCTGTGGTTGTTAGATAGCCCCATCTTTAGCCCATCTAAATATTCTTCCATTTTCTTTTTAGCTTCTTTTTCAGATTTACCATAAAAAGTTTTTCTGATGTATTTGCCATTAGAATCTTTACCAATAGAACATGATACACGAAAATATTTTTTTCCGTTAACTTCACAATTAGTTTTAACAGCCATTTAACCATCTCCTTTACGAATATGTGTTCTTTTTGTGTTTATAAAAAAATAGTCATGAAATTAGACTATTCTTTATTCAGTAATATTATTTTTTTGTAGTTCAATTGCTTTTGACAATCTTTCTTTAAATTTATTTAATTTTATAGGAACATCTTTACGGGGAGAATTGGTTTCTAAATACGAAAATACATCTATAGCTTTATTTAAAACACGAATTTCATTCTTATAGTCTTTTTGTTTTCTATATAATATAGCCAATCTATCATAAGGACCATTACCATCAAAATTATAATTGATACTTTCTTCATATAACTCAATAGCTTTTTCAATGTTTCCATTCTTCTCAAAAGCCATTGCTTTTTTATTAGCTTCGTATCCATTTTCTTCATCAATACAAATATTATCAGTATAAGTTTGTTGATCATCATCAAAATTTTGGTCAATAGAAAAGCTTTCTGTAGGCTTTTTTTTCAAAAAATTAAATATCCTCATAATCTCATCCCTTCTAAAATACATTAATATATTTTCGTTATAATATTTATAAAAAATAATGCAATAGTTCCTTTACTCTATTTGGTAAGTAATTATTGTTTAATGATTCATAAGAGCTATTATTAATATAGTTTAAATACATATATGTGGCATATAAATCGGCTTGGAATTCTTCTTTTAACATTGAAGTCACAGAAGAATTTAGAAGCAGTGTGTTTTTATGCCCTAAAAAGTAATGAGCTAACTCATGAAAAAGAGTAAAATTAAACATTTCCTTTGAAAGATTTTCATTTATAACAATCATTTGTTTGTTTGGGGAAATATATTTATAAAATCCATTAACCGAATTTGTTAATGGTAAAATTTTAAATTCAACTCTTTTTAATGAATTAACTATGTCTATTGGTTTTATACTTTCATAAGTATTTATAACGTCATCTGCAACGTCTTGTATATATCTATAAATACTCAACCCATCCACCCCTTGTGATTACCTATATTTTTTTGGCGTAAATTTCTTCTTATTTTTTATTTTTATAGATTCAAGTGTAATCTTTAAAGCGTTTTCTATTGCGAAATAATCTTCTTCTGTCAATATATTTTTATTTTTAGAAAATGACAGTGATAGTTCATCAAGTATCTTTTGAGCTTCTATATCAATATTTTCTTGCTCTTTTATTGTAAGAGAGTAGTCTCTTTCTTTTTTTTCTATATTTTTAGTATCACCTTCAGATAAAAGATAATCAACAGTAACTCCAAAGAAGTCAGCAATTTCTCTTAGTTTTTCAGAACTAGCACCTTGTCTATTGCTTTCTATCATTCCTATAGAAGATGTGCTTAAACCAACATTTTGGCCAAGTTCTTTTTGAGTAATTTTCAAAGCTTTTCTAAGTTCTTTTATTTTATCACCTAACATAACAATTCACCTCATGAGATAATTTTATCATAATTACCGATAAAATCAATAGAAAAATTAAGCTAATTTTATTAATACCGAGAAAGAGAAAGATATTTTGAAAATAACTCGTTTAAACCGAGAATATGCGTATTTACTATTCTCGTTAAAACCGATAAAATACAATCATACAAAGACAAACAAATCACCTAACATAATAAAATTGTCTTGTAATTAAAAAAGGAAGGAGGTAGTAGTAATGAAGATAACACCAATAAAGCTTAGAAGGATAAATGCTGGACTTGAAACAAATGAGGCAGTAGAAAGGTTAAAGATAAGTAAAAGTACATTTTATAAATTAGAGCAAGGACATCAAAGTCCATCGGCAGAGTTAATTGCAAGAATGGCAAAGGTATATAGTTGTACAACAGATGAAATTTTCAAGGATTTTAAGATTACAGGATAGGAGGCAAGGACTATGAAGGAAATTGTTTCATTATTGAAAGAAATACTACTTTCTTTAAACAATAAAAATTCTGAAAAGAAAACATTAAATATAGTCGAAGCTAGTTCTTACAGTGGGATTGGTCAAGATAAGATTAGAGAGCTGATAGATAAAACAAATACAGATTTTCCGTTTTTCAAAGTAGGTAGTAAATCAAGAATAAACAAAAAATTATTAGATCTATGGCTTGAGAAGATAAGCAAAGAACACAGAGTTATATAGAAGAAAGGAATAAATAATGAGAACAGTACCAATAAAGGTTAGAGCAGCAGTAGAGAAATATGTAGAGGGAGAGCTATCAAGAAAAAGAGATATAAGTTATGACGAGCTTAATGCCTATATAGAAAGCAATTGTAAAGTTCAAATAATAGATGATGGGTTATTACATGAGCTTATTGTACAAGCTAGAAGGAATATAGGATTTGTATACATAGAAAGTGAGGAAGAATAGATGGTTAACTTAGATAAATTACCAGTAGATGAATTGCTATTTTATGCAATAGCGACATCAATAATAGCAAAGGCAGAGATATCAGCAAATGGGTTAGATGGTAAAGAAAGAATAGGGATATATTTAGATTCAGAAAATGATGTATCGTTGTTTGTTACAGAAGATTTAGAAGCTATAGAAGTAGTTATAGGTAATGGAATTATTGAGTCATATACAAAAGATTCAAATTCAATGTTTGTATTAGCTCACATGGTTAAATTTATAAATAATGAGTTTGAAGAAATAGAAGGGGTAGAAAGCGAGGTGGAATAGATGACAAAAGAAAATGTTGTAAAACAATTAAAAGACTTAAAAAGTGAAGCAGAATATCAATTAAGATATGATCCTGATAATGATGTTTGGATTGATGATTACAATGCTTTAGATCTTGCTATAAAAGCAGTTGAGAATAAAAAAGATAACCTAGGATTTTGGGTGGGATTTGGATTCTGTTCTCTGTTCTGGTTACTTATATATTTCTTATATCACTTATAAAGGAGGAAATGAAAATGATAAATGTAGAGGAGCATTTAGGTTTAGTTCATTCAATTTGTAAGAAGTATAAAAATTCTATGCTTGAATATGATGACGCAGTTGGTTATGGAATGATTGGGCTAGTAAAAGCATCAAAGAGTTTTGATGAAACACTAGGATACAATTTTTCAACTTATGCAACGTTCTACATACGAGGAGAAGTATGTCAAGCCATTAGGGATAAGGTTGGATTGATTGGAAGTAGAAAAGAAAAAAGCGAAGGAAGAGCAAAAATAGCAGTACCATTCTCTTTGCTTATGACAGAAGGTGAGGGCGAAGACAAGGATATGATGTTTGAAATACCTATTGATGATACGTTTGTAGATAATATAGTAGTTACTTCTGATATTAGAATAGCTATAAGCAAATTATCTAAGTCTGAAAAAGAAATTATATTTAAACGATTCTGGGAGGAAAAAAGCCAAGTAATGATATCTAAGGAACTAGGAATATCGCAGGCTGGAATTTCAAGGAGACTAAGAAAGGCTTTGAATAGTATAAGTTCAGATATAGGGATTGGAGGTATAGTGAATTGAATAAAATTAAGAAATTAATTAGAGGTCAAAAGAAATTTTCAAAGAAAGGGGATGTAAAAATAAATATTTTAATCAATGAAGTTAGAAAAAGAGAAGTCGAACCTATAAATACTCATAGAGATTATATAGTAAGTAGAGTAAAAGCTGAATCACAATATCTAGTAGAAACTCAAAGTACTATAAGAGAAGTTGCTAAAGTATTTGGAGTATCAAGATCAACTGTTCATAGAGATTTAGTACAAAGGTTACCAAAGATTGATTTAGGTTTATTTAATAAAGTTTGTAGAGTTTTAGATTACAACTTAGAAGAAAGAGCTGTAAGGGGTGGAGAATCAACTAAAAGAAAATATTTAAAAGAATGCAGGGGCATTGATGATAAAAAGAAAGTTACCCAGGCACCGACCAAAGTATCCTAGGTAACAGGTTAAAAATCTCACAGTTATTATAACACAAAAAAAGATTTAGGAGGCAAGTATATGAATAATTTATTAATAGAAAATGATCTTATTGATCAAAGAGAAGGTTTTAAAATTGAAAATTTAGAAGGAGCAACTTGGGCATTTAGAAAACTTAGGGCAATAGAGAATAAGGAAGCTGATATAAAAGCTACAGCAGAAGAAGAAATGGCTAGAATAACATCTTGGAGAGATGCAGAGTTAAATCAATATGAAGCAGATAAGCAATACTTTAGCTTCTTACTTGAAGAGTATTACAAGAATGAGAGGGCAAAGGATAAGAAGTTTAAGTTATCTACACCATATGGAAAAGTTACAGCTAGAAAGAGCAGCAAGTGGAATTATGAAAACGAGGAAGCTTTAGTTAAGTATCTTAAAGATAATAAGCCAGAGTTAGTTAGAGTTAAGGAAGAAGTTAATAAGACAGAACTTAAGAAAGTGTTTAAAGATGGAGTAGATAAGGAAACTGGAGAAGTACTTCCATTTGTGACTATAGAAGAAACTGAAACTATTACAGTGAAAGTAGAGTAGGTGTTTAGATATGGCAGGTGTATCTGTTTTACTTAACTTAACTAATGGAAAGACTGATCCAGTAGTAACACATCATAATGATTCAATTATATTGGCTTTTTATCAAGGTGAGTATTTAATTTTACAACTTGAATTAAATAAAGAAGATTTATGGGCATTCCCAGATAGCTTATTGAAGGAAATGAAAGAGAAAACAACAGATGAATGGGAAGAAGAGTGCTTGAGATTAAGCTATGAGAATAAGGAACTTAAAGAGCAGATAGAAACATATGAAGAAAATATTCAAGAGTATAAAGATAAATTATTTGGAAGTTGTGGACCATTTTAAAGGAGGGATAGAATGGCTAAATTAACACTTGGTCAAACTTATGAAAATTTAGAGCGTTGGTGCTATCAAACAAAATGTGACAAATGTCCCTTAGGGAACAATGGAGATGATAGTTGTCAAGATACATGGAAAGCATTAGACGAATATTTGAAGGAGGATTAATAGTTATGGGATTACCAGTACTAATACTTGGAGAAAGTGGAAGTGGTAAAAGTACAAGCCTTAGAAATTTTGAAAAAGATGAAGTAGGAATTTTCAATGTAGCAGGTAAACCACTACCTTTCAAAAAGAAACTTAACAAGATAAATAATGCAAAATATGAGCATATCACAAAGGCTTTAAGTAAGCCTACGTTAAAGAGATATGTAATAGATGACAGTCAATACCTAATGGCGTTTGAAATGTTTGATAGAGCTAAAGAGGTTGGTTATAACAAGTTTACTGATATAGCTCTTAATTTTAGGAATCTAATACAGTTTATTATCACTGGAACACCTGATGATGTAATAGTTTATTTTCTTCATCATTGTGAAACTGGTGATAATGGAAAAATTAAAGCTAAAACATCAGGAAAGATGATAGATAGTCAATTAACTTTAGAAGGATTATTTAGCATAGTGCTGCTATGTGAAACAGATGGAAATACACATAAATTTATAACTCAAAGTGATGGATTTACAACTTGTAAAAGTCCAATGGATATGTTTGAGAGAGAAATAGATAATGACCTTAAATTAGTCGATATGGCTATTAGAGAATATTACGAATTAAATGAAAGTGAGGAGTAAATATGGAAAATAAAATAAGTAAAGAAAGAGCAGAGGAGTTAGTTAAAACTATCTTAGAAAAGCGAGAGCAGTCAAAGGATACCAAAGCATATATTACTGGAGCAAAAGAAGAACTAGAACAATTTTTAATTCAAAATGATTTGACTGAATGGAAGTGCAAATATGGAACAGTTAAGATCGCTGATTCAGTAAGAGAAGGATTAGAAAAAGAAAAAGTTGAAGCTGCTATAACAAAGATTAATAACAAAGAAATAGATAGCATTGATATAAAAGATTTATATAAAGAGATAGATGTTCATTCAATAAGCATTAAAGCATCAAAGGAGGAAATTTAATATGCAAAAACCACAAGGATATGATAATGTACAAGCTTTTGGATCATATGTGCCATTAGAGTTAGGAGGGCACATATGTGTTGTTAAGAAAGTTGAAGAAACAAAAACAAGAGGAACTAACAAAGATATGTTGGTGATTTATATTGATACTCACTCAACAGATAAACAACCTAACTATTATACAGATAGTTATAAGAATAATACTAGGGAGCCTAAGAAATGGCCTATAGGTGGAACTGTAAGGCAGCTTGTATTAGATAAAGATGGAAATACATCAAGAGGTTTTAAGACTTTTATAGAAATGGTAGAACAATCTAATCCAGGATTTAAAGTTCAATGGGGAGATAATTTCTGTAATTGCTTTAAGGGAAGATTAGTTGGCGGAGTTTTCGGAAGAGAGCAATATTACAACAATTATGGAGAAGAGAAGTTTTCAACTAAGTGTACAGGGTTCAGAACTGTAGAGGATGTAAAAGAAGGTAGAGTTGAAGTACCTAAGGATAAGCTTTTAAATCCAAGTAATAATAGCACAACTTCAAGTGGATTTGATGACTTTACACCAGTAAACGATGAAGATATGCCATTTTAGAAGGAAACTGATAAGTGGGTAGGTTATTGCCTACCCTTTTATAGAAAAGAGGGATAAGGTGAATTACAGATTTACAGATAAAGAGATAGACAATATAAAGAAGAACACAACAATTATTGTTGATACCAGGGAGCAAAATAATAGTCACATTTTAAGTTGGTTTGATAAGCATAAGATTAAATATATAGTTAAAAAACTCGAATTTGGTGATTATTCTTGCATGCTACCTAAGGGCTCATTTAAAGGACAAGATAGAGATATTTACTTTGATATGGATATTGCAATAGAGAGAAAGGCCTGTATAGATGAACTTGCATCAAATTTTAAGGATGATGGTGTAAGGATAAAAACTGAAATGGCACATTTAAATATGCATAAAATTAAGTTTTTTATTTTAGTAGAAGATCCTAACTATGATGTAAATATTAGAACAGGAAATTATAGAAGTGAATACAATCCAAAATCACTTTATAACAGAATAAAGAAGGGAATTGAACTTAGATATAACACTTTGATAAGACCAATAAGCAAGGATGTAATTGGGAGTGAAATATATAACACTTGTGAGGCGTATATTTATGAAACTCTTAAAACTAGAGGATACTGTTCAGAGATAAATTGGAGAGAAGAAGAGAACATTTGGGAGGATGAGAAGTTTGAATGTAATTAGTAGAGATGAAGAATTATTAATTTGCAACAAGGCTGTTAATACATTTGGGCAGGCAATACAAAAGGTGGTTGCTATGGAAGAATGCGCAGAACTTATTAGTGCAATTAACTATAGAATGATGGATAAAGAAGATAACATTGTAGAAGAGATTGCAGATGTAGAAATAATGTGTACTCAGTTAGAAATAATGTTCAATACAGGCAATACATCAACTTATCAAGTTGAGTGGGAGTGCTCAGAAGAAGAGTTAATATTAAATGTTGCGATAATGCTTTTAACAAGACTACAAATCTGTATAAGTAAGTCACTAAGAGATAAAGACAATGGGTTAAATAGAAGCATAGGAGAAGTTCAAGGAATTTGTAAGCAATTAAGAAATATGTTTAATGAAGATGAGATTGATAAATTTAGAAATGAGAAACTTCAAAAACTAAAGGAGCTTGTATGGTAATGAAAGATTATTTAAGTACAACTGAAAGATTAAATATTATAGCAGCTCTTAAGGTCGCAGAAATGACAGAACAGTTTGTTCAAGGTGATCTATTTACTGCTAAGGAAAAAGGTGATCTAAAGAGAAGCGTTACTTATCTAGTTAAGCCTATACTAAATGGAGTTTTACCAAGGTTAAATAAAACTGCTATAAAATCATTCAATAAAGCAATAAAACAAACTCAAATATTTGTAAGTAGTAAGCATGAAATAGATACCTACAAGAAAAGAGTATCCAGTGAAATTGATGCAGCATATGAGGATAATAAAGATTACTTCAAGTTAGTTGAATTAATACTTCACTACAACTGCAGAAATTGTACTAAGAGTTGTTCAGAATGTGAAATTTATAAAGAATTTGAAGAGAAGTGTATTCCAGAGTTTACAGGAACTGAAAATGTAGGGAAGTGTAAATATAGTTTCAAAGATTAATTAGAAAAGAGGTAAGTAATTTGGAGAAGAAAGAACAAATTTTATTAACCCTTAAAGGAAGATTTAATTACTGGTTAATAAGAAGAATAAATGCCGAACATTACTTTGAAACTCACCCTGATGAGGTAAATAAAAAATACTTACATCAATTTGATTTAATAACTCAAAAATTAAGTGAAACTCAAAGAATATTAGAAGCAGTATTAGAGAGAAAGCTTACAGAAAGAGAAATTACAACAGGACTAAAGATATAGGAGGTGAGATATGTGGAATTGCAAGATATAAATTTAATGGATCTTATAGAATCTGAAACAGGAAGTAGATTTAATAGGGAGGGATATATATGCTGTCCATTCCATGCAGATAAAACACCTTCATTATCAGTAAAATTCTTTCCAGATGCAAATAAGCAAAGGTTTAAATGCTGGGGATGCAATGAGCAAGGAGATGCAATAGATTTTATTTCAAAACTTAATAATAAGTCTTATATTGAAGCAAGAGAATACTTAGGGTTAGAAGTTACTAAGAGCAATGATGAAAGCTTGGAAGATAAGGTAAAAGATTATATTGCATGGCAACTTCAAAATAATAAAAGAGGTTATAAATTATTAGGCTTATTTAAATTTGTTGATATAAATAATAAAGCTATTTATTGGAAAGCTAAATTTAGAAAACCTGATGGTAAAAAGGAAACACCTTATTATCATATTGAAGGTGATAAAGTAATTAACAATCGAGGATCAGATGAAGTTCCGTATAATTTATATAACGTATTAAGAGGAATAGAGGAAAACAAGGTTATCGTCTTTGTAGAGGGCGAAAAAGATGCAAATATGATAAATAATACCTTTAAAAATAAAAACTTTGTAGCAACCTCAATAAAGGGTTGTAAAGACTTAAGTGTTATTAATACAGAAAATATGAAGGTTTATGTCCTAGGGGATACTGGAGAAGCAGGAGAGAAATACAAATATAAGATCAAAGAAGAATTTTTCAAAAATTCAATAGAGTATAAAGAAATTAATTTACCTGGTCTTAAGTCATTAGGTGACAATAAAGATGTAACTGATTGGTTAGAATCGGGACATAGTAAAAAGGATTTACTTAATGCTTTCAGTAGAAGTTTAGATCTAAAGAATAAATTTGAACTTCAGCAAGACTCAAGAGGAATTTATAAAACAAAAATAAATTCAGATGATGAATCTGGAAATAAAAAGATATATATTACTGACTTTAGAATTTTAGAAGCCTCAAAGTTAAAGTATATCGAGGAAGATGTAGAAGGAATAAGATTAAAGCTTTTAAGTTCAACAGGTGAAATAATTGAAAGACTAGGAGTAAGTACTGTATTTGACGATGTAAGAGCTTTTAGAAAGTTTTTAGGAACTATGGATTTAACATTTAAAGGAAAGATAGATGTCCTTACAGATTTAAAGATTTGGATTAATAAATATTGGTCTTTAGAGATAGATGAAATTCATAACGGAAATACATTCATAAAAAGAAATGATGAATTTATATTTATAAGTAATCAAGGAGCGCTAGACAAAGAAGGGAATATAAAACTTTCAATAAAGTCTCAAGATAAACTTATAAATCTAGAAGGTGTAGAAGATATAAATACAGATGAATTAAGAGAAGTAAGGAATAACTTATTTAAATTTACTAATCCTGAAAAGACTACCTGTATTATAGGTACGATATTCAATAATTTACTGGTAGCTCAAAACAATTATATAAAAGGCAGATTACATCATCTTCTTATAGTTGGAGAATCAGGAGCAGGAAAAAGTACAATTCTAGATAATGTCATACTACCAATTCTTAATTATCCTTCAAATGCTAAAAATTCAGTTGGATTAGCAAAAGAGTTTCCTTTAATAGCTAACTTATCAAGAGGAAATTACACATCAATATATGAAGAGTACAAGCCATCTAATATGAATATTACTAAAAACTCTTTATTAAGCGATTTATTAAGAAACTTATATGATAGGCAAACAGTTGAGAAAGGACAAAAAGATTTAAGTACGGTTAATTTTCAACTTAGTAGGCCTTTAATCTTAGTAGGAGAAGAAAGTTATCCTAACTCAGAAAAGGCAGCCATTGAAAGAAGTTGTATTGTATATCTAGCTTGTAGGGATAGAACGGAGAAATCTCATAATAGTTTAATGTGGTTAAAATCCAATTCAGAGTTATTAAACAGGTTAGGGTATAGCATGATAAAACTTGCATTAGGAGTAAGCATAGATGAATACAAGGAATTATTTCATAGGCAAAAAGATAAATTTAAAGGCAAGCTTAAAGATAGACCTTTGGTTACTGCTGCTAATATTTCAACTGGAATTGAATTGTTTAATAAGTTACTTACTCAACGTAATATTAAAGCTATAGAAAATTATGAGGATTATATATACAGCAATATAAAAGAAGAAGTTCTTAATAATGGTGAGAAGGTTAATTCAGTAGTTGAAAATATGATTATAGAGTTTAATCAAATGATAGAAGATGGTAGGGCTACTGATTATAAAAATGTTATTAGAGATGAAGCCACAGGATTATACATAAGGACTTCTGAAATGTTAAACCAAATTATAAATTTTGCAAAGACAGTTGGATCAGTAGAGTTTAATCCATTAAAATTAAAAGATTTTAAAAAGCAAGCTACAAAGGCAGGATATATTATAAAGACAAATAAGAAACAATTAAGAGTGGATGGTAAACCAGTATGGTTTGATGAATACAGCAAAGAGGCTATGAGAAGTTTAAATGTTGATTCAATTGTTGAGAGAGAATTAACGCCAGTAGAAACAGATGGAAATTTGATAGAAGGAATATTTGATAATAAAGGAGCTTTATAGCTCCTTGTATATCAGTTAAGTGTACAAGCTTAACTTGGTAAGAGTTAAGAGACAAATATTAACCTTAGAAGGAAGGAGTAACAAGATGCATTTTATAGAGGTTTTATTAGGAATAGTAGTGTTCTTAGCCATGGTCAATAGTATACCATTAATACTTATAAAGAATAGCAAGGTTAAGAATTTAATAGTCTGTATAGAAGTAATATCTATAATTTTAATAGTTATATGTTTAATTTTATATATCTGTAATGCTCTTATAACTTGTATAACCATATGGTTCGGCAATTGGTAAGTCGTAATTACAAGAAAGGCTGAAGAAGGTGATTAAAATAGATGAGCAATTAAGTTTCTTAGAGCAAAGTGTAAAAGAGAATGTAATTAATCAGATGCATAAAGCAATTAATAAAGGAATTATTCCAGGTGCAGTTGTAATATTTGATGGTGAAGAAACTGATAAACATATTGTTACAAGCTTAATTTTAGGACATGATAATAAAATTGAGGCTAGGCTAATGGATGAAAGTGGAGGTTCTTATATGCATTGGCCAGCTAATTCAAAAAGATTGACAGTAGTTAAATTTTATAATGAGTAATTAAGACTATGTAGAAAGTGCGAACTAAGTGATCTTTGAAAATTGAATAGTACGGTATTTACAAAATATGTTATAATGAATTTGTAATAGTAATATAATATTACTTAAATAGAGAGATTAAGTAAAATTCATAGACGGAGTTTGGAATATAAATCAAAGTTGCAAATCTCAGAAGTTTTTAAATTATAATTTAGGAAGTGAAATTATATTAAAAATAGCAACTATATTATTTTTAATAAAAAGGAGTAGGGTATGAAAGTTTGTAGTAAGTGTAATGCTAAAATTAATTTTAAAAACATACTAAAATCAACTTATAAAAGAGATGGAGTAATAGAATGTAATAAGTGTGGTACTAAATTTAAAGTAAAAGGATATTTTTTTATTGTGATAATTCTTATTATTTTAAGTTCTATTACTATAAGCTATTTAACTATATATTATCCAACTACATTAATAAATAATATTATAAGAGGTGCGATAACTTTGACTGCTGTCATTTTGTTATACTTTGAACTTGCACTTTTACTTCCATGGAAAGAACAGTAGAAATAATATATTTATTCATATTTTTTATGATTTATTAAAAAAAATTAATAAAATAAATTAAATATTAAATTATTATGAAAATACCGTATTATTCAAAAAGAATATGCGGTATTTTTTATGTCGCAATACTAAGAAAGGATAAAACATGAACTTATGTATGTATTGTAAGCATCAGGTATTTAAAAGACGTGAATATTATTGTACTAAATATAAAAGAAGATTAAAAAGAAATGAAAAAGGTAGTATATATCAATTATGCAGAAAGGATGAGGGAAATGAGTAATACAAGGTTGCCTTTTAAAGAAGTTATTTGTAATGATAGAGATATTTGTACTAGTGATAAATATCATTGTAAGACTTGCTTAAGAAATAAAGCAAATATATATGAGGATAAATTTAGCTTAAAGAAGGGCGGATTTAACCCATTAAGCAAGTGGATTAAATAATTTGTAACACTAAGAAAGTACAAGCTATATAGAAAAGGATGAGTTACTGTGAAGATAAACGAAAAATACAAAATTAAGTCAGATGAAAATAATGTGATTATTTGTGAGAAATACACTCCCAAGGAAGGTAAGAACGCTGGTAAGGGACAATGGAGACCTATAAGCTTTCACCCTAATTTAGAGTTTGCATACAGACATTTGTTAGAATTAGAAATTAATAAAACAGAGTTGAAAGATATAGAAATAGTTCTAAAGGCAATAAGAGATGTTAAATCCTTTATAAGGGAGGTAGTAGGAAAGTGAGTGTTAATTTTAAGGAAGTTTACGGAGATAGGATAAATCAAATCAATAAAGATATAAGGCAAGCTATAAAGAAGAAGGACTGGAAAACTAAGGCCATTCTTGAAGCAGAAAAGAAATCATTAGAGGATAAAATAAGCCAAATGAGGTGATATAGTGAATAATAAAGCCTTTAAGGAAACTGAATATTACTTATATAATCATAAAAATTTAGAAGCTCTTAACAATATTGCAGATATAAAGATAAAGGCATTAAAGAATGATATTTCTTTAAGGGCTATAGGATATGAGGAAAAGACAGGACCAACCAATAAGTTCAACTCAGATGTAGAGAATGAGGTTATAAGGAGAGATAAGATCATAACTCCTGAAATAGAAAAGTTAGAACTAGAAAAGAATAAAAGAAATATGATTTCGGGAATAATAGATAATTTTCTTATGACTTTAGACGAATATCAAAAGCAGATTATAGAATTAAGATATTTCACAAAGCCTAAAACATCATGGGTAAGTATAGCTCAGAAGCTAAACAAATCAGAGCCTCAATGCCAAAGAGATAAAAACCAACTTATAGATCAGCTTTACAAGTTAATAAATAGGTAAAGAATAAGCCAGCAGATTCATTTCTACTGGCTTATTTATTAATCTTCTTTATCATTATTTGTTGTTGATTGATTATCATTTGTTGATTCAGACACTTCAATGCTATTATTGGATTTAGCAAATGATTGAGTATCTGGAGGGACTATACTTTTAGCTTCTTCTTCGTTACACATAAATTAGACCTCCTTAAAATATAAGTATTATTCCTAGTATGGTAATTAACAATAAAGCACATTGGATTAAAATTAAACCTTTTTTATATAATAAAGCTTTAGATTTATTACAGTCCTTGATTGAAGCAAAGCAACTTTTATATTGAATATTTATATCTTCTATAATCTTATCTAAGTTTTCAATACCCTTATAAGCTTCAGGTTTTATTGCTAGTACATTAATATCTTTCGTGGTAAGGACCTTACAAAAGTAATAGAAAGAGATAAATAGAAGTACAAATATAGAAATAATTAGAATAATCCTAACGATATTATAAATAATTTCATATGTGTTCAAATTATGTTCTGTAAAATTTATATCTAAGTTTATTCCATTAAAAAATAATGCAGCTACCGTTCCTATAAGGGCAATCATTATTCCAGATCTAGACTCTATACTATTTTTAATTTCGAGTTGCCTATCATATTCTTTTTCATATAAGTTATAGAAAAGTTCATTTCTATCATCTTTTATTTCCTTTTCATTAACAATCATAATAAATCCTCCTACAAGCACATAGATAATATTCTCCACTTTTAACCAAAACCCTTTTGAAATCATTAAATTTTGTTACTTTTAACCATTTATTGTTACCGTTAAGCGGATTTTTGTTACTTTTAGAGAATTGATAAATCGCACAACTAGGCTATTTATAGACAATTTAAAAATTAGCGTAACAAAACTAAAAAAAATCTTGTTACGCTTAAAAATCGCATAGCGATGCCACTTATAGCCCCCTTATATATAATAATATAGTAATAATTATAATTATATATTATATATAGAGAGTAATAGTGTATGTATGTAATATATGCACATGTGAAATAAATTTTTGTTACATTGTTACTTTGATAAAAAATATAGTTCAAACCATTGATATAACTAGCTTTTAAACGTAACAAAAATAGATTAGTTTTTTTGTTACGGTTATGATATTAATATGATATAAAAACGAACTTTTTTGATACTAACTTGATAGTTTTGATTAAAATCAAGGGTATATAATAGTATCATGGAAATAAATCAAGAGTACTTAAGTTAATTCTTAGGTGATTTTTGTTATGTATTATAACTTTGATAAGTAAATTTTGTAATTATAGAAGGAACCTCTAAACGATATATAGAAATATATATAAATGGGAGGTGAAAGAAGAATGAATATAAAATTAACAGATGAACAATGTTATGATATAGCTGAAAGTATAGTAAGTGGAAATTTTAGAATGTATGGATTAGGACATTTTGATTTAGGATTAGATGAAATGGCCCAAATAATAAAGATTGCATTTAATGAGTCTAATGCAAAAGAAAGAATGCTAGAATATTATGAAGAAATTCAATTAAAGTAAAATTTTAAAAGAGTCATAAAGACTCTTTTTATTATGTGAAAAGAAAAAAATACAAAACAACACGAAGAAGTGAGGTGGTGATATGGCAAGGGTAAGAAGCCCTAATAGAGATAAAGCAAAAGATTTGTATATAGAATCTAATGGAACTATGAAATTAATAGATATTGCAGCCAAATTAAATTTAAGTGATTCGCAAATTAGAAAGTGGAAATCACAAGATAAATGGGAGCAAGAATTAAAAGGAGCGTTACCAAAGGGTAAAAGTAACGTTACTAATAAAAAAGGTGGTCAGCCTGGTAATAAAAATGCTGTTGGGAATTGTGGAGGAGCACCAAAGAGAAATAAAAATGCTGAAAAGCATGGCTTTTTTTCTAAGCACCTACCAGAAGATACATTGAATATATTAGATGATATTGAGGTGAAAGATCCTCTAGATATATTATGGGAAAATATTCAGATTCAATATGCAGCAATAATAAGATCACAGAAGATTATGTATGTTAAATCAATTGAAGATAAGACCATTGAAAGAATAGAAGAACATAATGGTGATTCATCTTATGGAGAGAAGTGGGAAGTACAACAGGCTTGGGATAAACAAGCTAACTTCTTGCAGGCACAGAGTAGAGCTATGAAGACTTTAGAAGGTATGATAAAAAGTTATGATGATTTACTTCATAAGAATTGGGATTTATCTACAGAAGAGCAAAAGGCTCGTATTGAAGTATTGAAGTCAAAGGTTGTAAATGATAGTAAGAGTAAAGAGGATAAGATTGATGAATATTTTGATAAACTTGAATGTGTAATAAATGATTTCGCAAAAAAATAATTTAGCGAAATTATTTTATTTGGCGTATTTACTAGGTTTGATAATATAAAAAGCGAAATTATCGCAAGAAAAAGTTTATTAATAGTAAACTTTAGACAAAAAAATAATATTTCGCGTAGGACAAGGGGTAATGGAAGTGGGATAGAAAGTTTATATCATAAGAAGCAATTAGAGGTTCTCAAGTTTGCTATGAGTCAAGATTACTTTATGCTTATTAATCATGGAGCTAAAAGAACTGGTAAGACAATAGTAGATAATGATTTATTTTTGTATGAGCTTAGAAGGGTACGAAAAATAGCTGATAAATTGAATATTAAGTTACCACAATATATTTTAGCAGGGGCAGACCTTGGGGCATTACAAAGAAATGTGCTTAATGAATTAACTAATAAGTATGATATAGAGTTCAAATTTGATAAGCATAACAGATTTATATTATTTGGCGTTCAAGTATGCTGCTTTGGTCATAGTAAAATAAATGACTTAGGTAGGATTAGAGGTATGACTGCATTTGGTGCATATATTAATGAGGGTACAATGGCCAATGAAGAAGTATTTAATGAAATAAAAGCTAGGTGTTCAGGAGAAGGTGCAAGAATTTTAGTAGATACTAACCCAGATCAACCAGAGCATTGGCTAAAAACTAATTTTATTGATAAGGCAGATGGGAAGGTAATACAAGCTTATCATTATGAACTAGATGATAATACATTTTTAGATAATAGATATAGAAATAATGTAAAAGCTTCAACTCCTTCAGGAATGTTTTATGATAGAGACATTAAGGGCCTATGGGTATCGGCTGATGGAATTGTATATCAAGACTTTAGAAAAGATATTCATTATATATCTCGGAAAGAGCTACAGAATAAAAATATAGTTAGATATTTCGCGGGAGTTGACTGGGGATATGAGCATTATGGTGCTGTAGTTCTTATAGGTGAAGATGATAAAGGAAATTTATATTTAATAAAAGAGATAGCTAAACAATATCAAGATATAGATTATTGGGTTAAAGTTGCTAAGGATATTATCAGTAAATATGGTAATATCCCTTTTTATTGTGATACTGCAAGGCCAGAGCATATTGTTAGGTTTCAGAATGAAGGTATAAATGCTCTATACGCAAATAAGTCAGTATTATCTGGAATAGAGATAGTAGCAAAAAGATTTAAAACCAATAGTTTATATGTAGTTGAGGATGATGTTGAGTTATTTAAAAAAGAAATATTTATGTATGCCTGGAATAAAAAAACTGGAGAGCCATTAAAGGTATGGGATGATGTTTTAGATTCTTTAAGGTATGCAATATATACTGATTCAGTTGGCTATGGAATGACTGTATTAAAGTAGGAGGTGGAATAGTGGAACTTAAGAGAATATTGAGATTAATAAAGAATGATAACGCAAGAGTTGAGACAATAAAAGAAAATAAAAGCTATTATAAAAATAGAAATAATATTAAGACAAAGGGAGTAGTACCATATAAAGAGCAGGGGAAAGACCCTTTAAGAAATGCAGATAATAGAATATCTCATAATTTTCATGAGATATTAGTTGATGAAAAGGCCTCGTATTTATTTACATATCCAGTTCTATTTGATATTGATAATAATAAAAAGCTAAATAAAGAAGTGTCTAATATATTAGGTGGTAATTTTGCAAAGAAAGCACAATATTTATGCGTTGAGGCATCTAACTGTGGTACAGCGTGGTTGCATTACTGGATTGATGAAAATAATAGGTTTGAATTTGAAAAGGTTGAAACAGAGGAAATTATTCCTATATATTCGAGTGATTTAAAAAGAGAATTGTTAGGAATTATTAGGTACTATAACAAAATAGAGCAAGTAGTAGATGAAGATAAAGTATACACTTATATTGAGTATTGGGACAAAAAAGAATTAACAACATATAAGTTTGAAGGCAATCACTTAAATGAGAATCCTATTAATACAAAGACAGTAGTTCATAAGTTAAAGGTTGTACCATTCATAGAGTTTAGTAATAATTCCAAGAGACAAAGTGATCTTGTTAAATATAAGGATTTGATAGACTTATATGATAAGGTAATGAGTGGATTTGCTAATGATTTGGAGGATATTCAACAGATAATTTATATCTTGGAAAACTATGGTGGCGCTAATTTAGATGAATTCCTTGGAGATTTGAAAAGATATAAAGCTATAAAAACCAATTCAGGAATACAAGGTACTTCTGGAGGAGTTAAAACACTTCAAATAGAGATACCAGTTGAAGCTAGAAAGGTAATATTAGATATACTTAAAAAGCAAATATATGAAAGTGGTCAAGGGTTACAACAGGATACCGAAAGTTTCGGTAATGCTTCTGGGGTAGCTCTTAAATTTTTCTATAGGAAATTAGAATTAAAATCAGGACTTATGGAAACTGAATTTAGAGAAGGATTTGAGCTATTAATAAGGGCAATATTGAACTATTTAAATATGAAAGGGGATATAATACAGCAGACATACACAAGGAATATGATAAGCAATGACCTTGAAAATGCACAAATAGCACAGGCTAGTGTTGGAATTATTCCTGAAAAATATATACTTAGAAATCATCCTTGGGTAGATGATCCTGAAGAAGCTGAGGAAGAGATGAAGAAGAAAGAGAATGAAGTGGATCCATACTCAGATTTAGACAATAAGGATGAGGATAATAATGAATAACTATTGGAAAGAGAGAGAAGCAGAGAAAATTAAGCTTGAAGATATTTATTTAGAAGAGCAGATTAAAAAAATGAGTTCTCTCCTTAATAAAGTTATTAGTGATATTGATACTGAAATAGCTAAGCTATATTTAAAGTATAGTAAGGATAATGGTATATCTTATCAGGATGCACTTATATATTTAAAGGATGAGGAAAGAAAAGAGTTTCAAAAGGACTTAAAGTACTATGTTGAAACTTGCAGGAATGAAGAGAAGCTTGATAAATATAGACAAGAGTTGCAGGCATTATCAACTAGAGCTAGGGTTAAAAGGCTTGAAGTGTTAAAGGCAAAAATAAGAATGGGTGCAACAGATATTGAGGGTTTCTTGAAAAATGATAATGTAAATGTACTAAAAGATATTTATAGTGAAAGTTATCTTCATAGTATGTTTAGTATGGAAGGTGCCAAAGGTATAGAGGTAAAGTTTAATGAGCCTAATCTGAATAATGTGAAAAAGTTATTAGAGCATCCTTGGAGTGGTAAAAACTATAGTAGTAAGATATGGGATACTACAGGTAATTTTGTTAATAAAATGGACTCTATAGTTACTACTGGATTAATTCAAGGGAAGTCATACAAGGATATTTCTAGGGAACTAGAGAGAGCTAAGATTGGTAAAAATGGTAATGGTGGACTTAGATATCAATGTGAAAGATTAATAAGAACAGAAGCTGCCTTTATAACAGAGCAGGCAACTAAAGATAGTTATGAAAAATATGGAGTAGAAGAATATGAGTATTCAGCTACTTTAGATTTAAGGACTAGTGAAATATGTTCAGAGTTAGATAATAAAGTATTTAAAGTTAGCGAAGCCATTACAGGGGTAAATTATCCACCTATGCATGTAAATTGTAGAAGTACTACAGTACCAGTAGTAAGGTGGGAAGGTGAAGAAACAGAGGATGATGTAAGAATTTATAGAGATCCTATAACAGGTAAAAATAATTATGCAAAAGTAAAGGATTATGCTGAATGGAAGGACATGCAGTATGAGAAGTATGGCGAATCAAAAGTAACTGCAGAACAAAAGAAAATTAGGAATAAAGCAAGTGATAAGATACAATTTGAAAAATATAAAGAGGTATTAGGAAGAACAGCTTTTCCATATAAGTTTAATGAGTTTCAGAATATAAAGTATAATGATAAAAAGAAATGGGATGAAATTAAAGAATTATTAAACGATAAAGCTGACATAAAAGGATTTATTAAAGGAATATTTAATAAACAAGATCCTCCCAAGGTTATATCATTTAAAGAGTTGCCAAAAGAAGACTATAATAGTCTTATGAAGATTGTTAATAATGCACCCGATAAAGTAAGGGAAATATTTCTTAATAGCATAGAGGAGATTAAGTTCTCAAATATAAATTATAAAGATACTGCACATTATAATGTTAAAGAAAAGGCTATCAAGATAAACTTATCTAAGGATAGGCTAGACCTAAAAGGTAAAGGTGCATATACAACAGTCTTTCACGAAATAGGGCATTTGATTGATAGAAAGTTAGGAAAGGTTTCGACTCATTCAAGGTTATCATTAGGATTTAAGAGTGCTATAATTAAAGATGTAAATAACTTTGTAAGTAATATAAAAGATTTATATAAATTAAAGTCTGATGATGAGGTAAGGGAGTTCATAAATGAGAATTTACTAATAAATAATAAAACACATTCAATATCTGATATATTTGGTGGTGTTACAGGTAATAAGATACGAGGTGCTTTTGGACATAAAAATGAGTATTGGCAAAGAAAAGGATCTCTAGAGCGAGAAACCTTTGCGCATTTATTTGAAGCAACCATTAGAGATGATAAGTATAAGTTAAAATTAATTAAGGAAATTTTGCCTGAATCATATTCTGAATTCTTGAAAATGTTAGGAGATGAATAAAGTGAATATTTTTGAAAAAATAACAGGAATAAAAACTCCAAAAGAAGAAGCAGAAAAAAACATTAGGATATTTAATTTAATAAATAGATATGAGGATGAATTAGGAGAAGAGTTAAATACAGAATGCTTTCAGATATCAGATGAAGATTTAGAAAAAGCATTAAATAGGTGCTTAAAAGAAAAAATAAGAATAAATGATATATATCCCCAAATAAACGATATAGAAAATGATTGTGACTATTAGTAAAAGTAGGTGAGTGAATTGGATAATTTTAAAGTAATTTATAAGTTATTAAGAATATTAGAAATAGCTATGGATGAAGAAGATTTTGATAGGGCTGAAATTAGTAATGAGGCTCTTGGAATTTCTCAAGCTAGATGGGAAATGATTATTATTATGCTGTTTAAAGAAGGATATATTGAAGGTGTTACTATAACTAATGTTATGGGTAAAACTAGACCAGGAATAAAAATAAAAGATATAAGAATAACTTTAAAAGGATTAGAGTATCTAGAAGAAAATTCACTCATGAAAAAGGCAGCCAATTTAATAAAAGGAATATCGGATATAATCCCATAGCACTTACTTTAGTAAAGAGTAGGTGCTTTTATTATGATTAAAATTAAGGAGGAAATAATGATTGTTTTAATATCTGTATGTAAAGTAGTGAGTGGATTATTGTCAGTACGCTATTTATTTGAAGCATTTAAGAAAGTCAAAAAAGGTGATATTCAGTTAGGAATTTTTAATTGTCTTCTTGCGCTATATCTTTTACTACTAAATAGGTTTTGGGGATAGAGAAAGTTTAATATTCGGTTGAAATGAGTCTTAGAAAACTAAGGCTTTTTATTTTGCCCTTTTTAAAAGTTTGCAGGGCATAAAGAACAAAGTAATTCTACATTACCTGGAGAGCAGGTATAAAAATCTATTAGAAAATATTAAGGAGGATTTAACTATGGAATGGTTAAAAGCAATTTTAGAAAAAGCAGAAATTAAGGATGGAAAATTAGATGTTGAAGCATTGATGTCGACTATAAATGTTGAAGCACCTAAAAATGTTATGCCAAAAGCAGAGTATAACAATATTAGCAAACAATTAAAAGAGGCTAATAACACTATTAAGGACTTAAAGAAAGATAATGCAGATAATGAAGAACTGCAAGAGAAAATCAAAGAGCATGAGAATACAATTAAAACATTAGAAGCCAATGCAGCTAATGATAGAAAGGAATTCGACTTAAAGAGTAAGCTTAAGGATTTAGGAGTAACAGATGTTGATTATCTTATCTATAAGCATGGTGGAATTGATAAGTTTAATTATGATAAGGAAGGTAATGTAATAGGACTTGAGGACACTATAAAGCCTTATAGAGAAAGTATTTCTCATATATTTAGTACAAAAGTTGAGGATACGAATTCAATTCCATACGCCTATAAGCCACAATCTGGTGGAGGACAAGTTGATTTTGAGTTGGCTGATATTGAAGCAGCAATATTATAAAGATTTAAGGAGGAAATATTATTATGCCAAATGTATTACAAACAGCTATAAAGATTCAAGAAACATTAGATAAAGCAGCTATGCAACAATTATTAACAGGATGGATGGAGCCAAATGCTTCACAAGTTAAATATAATGGGGGAAAAGAAGTAAAGATTCCTAAATTAACTGTAGATGGTTTAGGGGATTACTCTAGAGCGGATGGAACAGGAACTAAAGGATATGTTGCTGGTAGTGCTAATTTCTCATATGAAACTAAGACAATGACACAAGATAGAGGAAGAAAATTTGAAATTGATGCAATGGATGTAGATGAAACAAACTATGGATTAACAATTGCAAATGTTATGGGAGAGTTCCAAAGGATGCATGTATTACCAGAAATAGATGCGTATAGACTTTCAAAACTTGCAACAGTAGCAATGGGTGTAAGTGATGATAAAAATGTAAAATATGAATATACACCAGCTAAGGAAAGTATAATAACTGAAATTAAATATGGTATAAAGGTTATCAGGGAAAATGGATATAATGGAGATTTAGTAGTTCATCTTACTTATGATGCAATGATGGAAGTTGAACTTGCAATGCTTGGCAAAATAGCAAGTGTAGATTTTAGTCAAGGTGGAGTTAATACAAAGGTACCAGCTATAGATAGAATACCATTAATTGAAACACCACAAAATAGAATGTATACAGCTATTAAACTTAATGATGGAAAATCATCTGGTCAAGAAGTAGGAGGATATAAAAAGGGAGATACTGCAAAGGATATTAACTTTATTATTTGTCCTAGAACAACACCAATTGCAATAACGAAGCAAGATAATCTTAAGATTTTTACACCAGATCAGAATCAAGATGCAGATGCTTGGAAGTCAGCTTATAGAAGATATCATGATATATGGGTTAAGGATAATGCTGAAAAATCAATTTATGTAAATATTAAAGATGCGAAGGCAGGGATGTAAAGATGTTATTGAAGAAAGATAATATTGAAAGATCGGTAGAGGATAGAAGTTTGATAGAGAGTTTAATCAAGCAAGGTTATAAAGAGATTAAAGTAAAAAAGGAAAGTGGCAAGAAGAATAAAGAAGGAGAATAAAGAGCTCCTTCTTTTTGTTTAAGAGGTGATAGCGTGGATATAGTAAAGTCTATAAAAACTGAATTAGAGATAAAAAATATTCAATGTTCAGATGAAGTCATTAATTTATATGTGGAAAAAGCAAGGGCCTACATAAAAAGATATTGCAATATTGAAGATATACCAGATGAATTAGAATATCTAATTGTAGAAATGGTTGTTAAACTTATAGAAAATAAGTATGAATCTACTGAAGGTAATAAAGAAATTAAAAGTAAAACTATGGGAGATACTTCTATTACTTATAATACTGTTTCTAGGAAAGAATACACTTATGAAGAAATACTAAATCAATTTTCAAGCGAGCTTAATAATTATAGGTGCTTAAAATGGTAGACATATGGAGTGACTTTTATGATGATACCTTCAGTACTATTGGTTTGATTCCTAAAGAGAATGATGATGGATCAACTAGTATGATAGATGGTGAAATATTAAGTAATATACCTTGTAGAATTTCTTATAAAAATGATGATAAGAATGATGGTAAGAGTGTAGATGGAAATTTTAAAAGTGTTGTTACTAAAATATTCACTAGTCTTGAATGTAAGATATATAAAGGGGATAAGGTTAAAGCTAATAAAATTATAAATGGTATAGTTATGTGTACTTATGAAGGGGTAGCGAGTCAACCTATTTATTACCCAGATCATCAAGAGTTTATTTTAGAAGATACTGAAGGAGCATAGTATGAGTTTTGATTATAAAGAGTTTGAAAAGTTTGTAGATACTTATAAAAAGGCAGCTATTGAATTTGATAAGTTTTTAAATAAGTTTTTAATTAAATGTGCTCTAGATGCTTTGGGAAAAACCAAGAAAAGGACTCCAGTTGAGACAGGAGGCTTAAAAAGAAATTGGTTTATAACACGTGTTATGAAAAAAGATGATGAATTAGTTGTATGGCTATATAATAGCCAAGACTATGCTTCATTTGTTGAATATGGCCATACAGATAGAAGTCGTGCAAATTGGGTTGAAGGTTACTTTATGGCTACTATTTCTATAGAAGAGGTACAGCGTAAAATTCCACAAAGATTTGAAAGAGAATTTGAGAAGTTTATGTTGAGTTTGGAGGTATAAAATGACTATATCTGAAATGATAAGTGCTATTACTAGAAAAATAAAAGATAAATATCCAGAGGTAACAGTTTATAAAGATAAGGTAAAGCAAGGTTTTAAAACGCCTTGCTTTTTTGTTACTTGTTTAAATGCAGAACAAAATAAAGTGGGAAGAGATAAATACGATAGAGAGTATTTATTTAACGTAAGATTCCATATGAAAGAACCTGATAGGGTGGAGTTACTTGTCAAAGGTGAAGAGCTCCAAGAACTATTGCAAGAGGTAAGAAAAGATAAAGAGTTGCTTAGAGGTAAGGAATTAAAATATGAAATTGTAGATGATATTTTACAATTCTTTGCAAGTTATAAACAAGGGTTTATCAAAGTAGAAGATAGAGGCCCGTTAATGGAAAGTTTAGATATAAGAGAAGGAGTGAATTAAATGGCTGGAGGAATATTTGCAAGTACAAATAAAGTAAGACCAGGAGCATATATAAATTTTAAGAGTGTACCTAAGCCAATGAGTAGCGTTGGAAATAGGGGAATAGCTACAATGCCAGTAGTACTAGGTTGGCGTGGTAATGATGAAATTATCCCAGTATATAGTACTGATTTAAGTGATGGTAAGTGCTTAGATAAGATAGGTTATTATGGATATGAAAATGAAATACAGCCTATCAGAGAAGCGTTAAAGAATTGTTATTTAGTTTTATTATATAAGATTAATAGCAAAGGTAGTAAGGCGAATGCAACCTTAGGTAATTTAGTAGCAACAGCTAAATATGATGGTGTTATTGGAAATAACTTAAGTGTGGTAATAAAGGAAGTTGAAGAGGACTTTGAAGTTATAACTTATCTATATGGAAAAGAAAAAGATAGACAGATAGGTAAGACGGTTGGAGATATAGAAAATAATGCTTGGATAGACTTTACTGGGGAAGGTGCTTTAGCTGCTAATGCAGGAGCTCTATTAGAAGGTGGTGCGAATGGAAGCATAGAAGAAGGAAGTTATAGTAAATATTTAGAGCTAGTAAAGAGCAAAGTTTGGAATACTATGGGTGTGCCGACTGCAAGTGAAACAAAAATAAAGCAATCTGTAGTTACTTATATAAAAGAACTTAGAGAGCAAAAAGGAAAGAAAGTACAAGCAGTTTTAAAGGACTTTGCACAAGCAGATTATGAAGGAATTATATCAGTAGATCAAGGCTATAAAACTTCTGATGAGGAGATAACACCAGAAAGTTTTGTTGCTTATGTAGCAGGATTAACTGCAGGTGCTGATATAAACAAATCAAATACCTATAGTGTAATAAATGGAGCAGTACAAATAATTAATCCTAAGACTGATGATGAGCTTGAACAAGCTTTAATTGCTGGGAAGATGGTACTTTCTTATAGACAAGATGAAAGTGTAGTTATAGAAAGTGATATAAACACATTTACAAGCGTTAATGCCAATAAAGGTAAAGAGTTTAAAAAGAATAGAGTTATAAGAACATTGGATGATATAAATAACTCTATAAAGAGTACTTTTGAAAATAAGTATATAGGAAAAGTGGATAATAACGCTTCAGGGAGAAATATATTCAAAGCTGACATTCTAAGCTATTTAAAAGAATTGAATAGAATGGGTGCTATTAGAGAGGTAGATCCTGAAGATATTGTTATAAGTGAAGGTAATGACATAGATAGTGTTGTAGTTGATTTAGGAGTGCAACCAGTAGATGCTATGGAAAAGCTATATATGACAGTAATAGTTGGATAGGAGGTAAGTTTAAATGGAAGGATATTTAAAAGCTGGAGATACGATAAGTGGACAAGAGGGAAAAGCACAAATAAATATAAATGGTGAAATTCATGAGCTATTTATGGTAAAAAGTGTGGAAGCTACAGTTGAAAAGAATAAAGCTGAAGTAAAAACAATAGGTCATAGAGGAACTCAAAGTAAAACTGTAGGATGGAGTGGTACAGGTTCAATGACATTGCACTATGCTACATCTTTGTTTAGAAACTTAATAGTTCAATATATAAAGACTGGTAAAGATTTTTTCTTCGATATGATTATTACTAATGAAGACCCTTCTAGTGAATTAGGGAAACAAACAACAGCACTATACAATTGTAATATAGATAGTGTTGTATTAGCTAAGTTGGATGTTGATAGTGATGCATTAGATGAAGATTTAGACTTTACTTTTGATGATGTAGATATTTTAGATCAATTTAAGAAACCAAGTTATATTAAGTAGGAGGAATTAGAATATGTCAAAATTAATGAACTTTTTAATAGAAAACTCAGTTGAAGAATTAACAGAAGAGGTGCCAGTAGGTGAAAGATTTAAAGATAATGAAGGGAATTTACTTAAGTTCAAAATAAAAGCAGTGCCTTCGGATGAATTTGCTACGTTACAAAAACAATGTACTGTAACTAGAAAGAAAGGCAAAGTTGAATTTGATAGCAAAAAGTTTAATGAACAAATTGCTATTAACTACACAATAGATCCTAACTTTAGGGATGCTGAAGCTATAAAGAAATTAGGGGTACTTACACCTGAACAATTCTTAAATAAAACATTATTAGCTGGTGAATTAACAGCATTAGTTGAAGCAATAAGTAAATTAAGTGGATTTGACCAAGATATAGATGAGCTTAGAGAAGAAGCAAAAAACTAATAAAGGAAGGTGACGGTGAAACTATGTATGCTTATTATTGCTTGCATAAGTTTCACTGGGAGCCTAGCAAGTTTGTCAACCTTCCTTTAAAGGAAAAGGTGTTTATTATGGCTTGTATAGATGAAAGACTTGCTGAAGAAAAGAAGCAACAAGCTAAACTTAAAGCTAAGAGGAGGAGATAAAAGTGGCAACAATAAAGAATGCAATAACTATGCAAGATAGAATGTCTCCTGTCTTAAATAAAATGTTTAAAGCAATGCAAAGTAATCTTGAGCTTATGAAGCAAATGGATAAGGAATCTAATAAAGGAATAACAGGAAAAGCCTTTAAACAAGCTAAGAAAGATATTGATTCGGCTAATAATGCATTAATAAAGATGCAAAATAATTTAAGAAAATCAAAGCAAGAAACTGAGGGATTAGGGCACTCATTTAAAGGATTAAGTAGTGGTGGATTAGGACTATTGAATGCAAATGCAGCTATAGGGATAGGTCAGACTATAAAGAATATGGCTCAAAGTGCAACTAATTACTTAGATACTATGACTTTAACCAAAGCTAGGCTAGATATGATTAATGATGGAACTCAAACGACAGTAGAGTTGCAAGATAAAATTATGGCATCAGCAGATAGAGCAAGGATGTCTTATAAGGCTATGGGTGATAATGTAGCAAGACTTAATATGCTTGCTAAGGATCAATTCAAGAGTAATGATGAAGCTATAGCTTTTGTAGAAACACTTAATAAAATGTTTGTAGTTTCAGGTGCTTCAGCAGAGGAATCAACTTCAGCTATGTATCAGTTAAGCCAAGCAATGGCTGCTGGAAAGCTTCAAGGGGATGAGTTTAGATCTATAATGGAGAATGCACCAATGTTTGCAGATGCGATATCCAAGCAAGTAGGAAAGAGTAAGGGGGAACTAAAGGAATTATCTTCTGATGGATTAATAACTGCAGATATAATGAAGAATGCAATGTTTAATTATGCTGACGAAGTAGAAGAGAAGTTTAGTAAAATGCCTATGACTTTCGGCCAAAAGATGCAGCAAGTATCTAATAAGATGATGAAAAAATTAGAACCAGTTTCTAATAAGTTTTCTGAATGGTTAAATAACGATAAAGGAAGTAGATTTTTTGATGGATTAACAGATGGGGTGACTGTACTGGCCAATGTTGCAATGGTAGCTTTAGAAGGTATATCAAATGGAATTGGATGGGTTCAAGACAATATACAATATTTATTACCATTCATAGTAGCATTAGGAGCAACAATGGTAGGTTCGGCAGCAATATCAGCTGCAGCTTGGACTATTGCTAACTTTCCCTTACTAGTGTTAGTAGGGACAATAGGATTAATAATTGGAATATTATTTGAACTTGGGGTTACATTCCAACAAATTTTTAATGTGATTATGTCAGTTTTAGAAGCGGTATTCCCACTGCTAATGGCAATAGGAACAGTTGCATTAGTGTTATTAATTCAGAAGGTTTGGGGATTAGTAATAGGAACTTTAGCATGGGCAGCAGCGAACGCCTTGGTACATTGGCAACTTATATTAATAGTAGGAATAATAGCACTATTTATATACATTTTAATGCAACTTGGGGTAACATTTGACCAAGTAGTTGGGTTCATTGTTGGATTACTTTATGGATTGGCTGCAACTTGTTATAATATTACAGCATTTATGACTAATCCATTTATCATTTTTGCTAATTTTTTAAGAAATTTATTTATAGATCCAATAGGTGCAATAAAGATGTTGTTTTTAGATATGGCAGAATTCATTATTGACCAAATTTTATGGGTAGCTAAAGGATTAGAAGATTTAATTAATATGATTCCATTTGTTGAAGTGAATATGACGTCAGGATTAGAAAATTTATCTAGTATGATAAAAAGTGCAAAGGAAAAAGTGCAAGATGAAACTGGGGTTAAAGAAGCTAATACAATGAAGACGATAGATGTAGGTGAGTTTGCCAAGAAGGGTTATGATAAAGGTGCTGGATTTGTTAATAACTTTGGAAGTGGATTAGGTGGCTTAAAAGATTTAATGAATATGGATAAGTATAAGCCATCAGGAATAACTATGCCAGACGTTTCAAGCTTTGGAAACAATTCAATAGATAAGGTAGGGGAAGTAGGAAAAATAAAAGGTGATGTTAGTATAACTGATGAAGATATTAAGCTTTTAAAAGATATAGCAGCAACTAAGTTTATTAATAGTTATACAACATTAAGGCCAGATATGAAGGTTGAATTTAGTGGTCCTATAAATGAAACTGCAGATATAAATAAGTTAATGGAAGCTATAGAAGAAATGACAGAGGAAGCTGTAGCTAATGTTATTGTAGAGGAGGCAAGAGTAGGATGAGTATAGGTATATTTATGGAGTATGCAAATGAACTAATTCAGTTGCCTGTTAATCCAGAAGAGCTAGAAGTTGTGAAAGAAGGAAACAATGACACAACTGAGGTTGTTAAACTTGGAGAAATAAGTATTCCTAAAGATACTAAATTGGCAACTATAGAGTTTGAAAGTTTCTTGCCTAAATATAACATTGGTTCATATATAAGAACAAAAAATAAATTTCAAGGTCCACAATTTTATATAGACTTTATAGAAAAAGTTAGAAATGATAAAAAGCCAGTAAGATTTATAGTTAGCGATACTAATATAAATATGCTGGCTTTAATTGATAACTTTAAATATAGCTATAAAGCAGGTGATGAAGATATTTATTACAGTATCGGAATTACTGAATATAGAGATTATAAAGTTAAGACAGTAAATATATCTAACTATCAAAGTAATAGGCCTGTTATAAAGAAAGAAACTACTGAATCAAGACCAGCTTCAACTAATAAAGCAGTAACCCCAGGATGCAATGTAATTGTTAATGGAAGATTACACAGAGATAGTTATGGTGGAGGACCAGGAAAGACTCTGAGTAATTATAGAGGAAAAGTTAATTTTGTTAAGAATGGACGTTCACACCCATATCATGTCACAAGTCCTAGTGGTGGTTGGATGGGATGGGTTACTTCGTCATCAGTGAAGGTGATTTAAATGAATATTGAAATGATAGTACAAAATACTGATGATGGAAAAGCTTATGATGTATCTAATATAGTTTCAAACATTCAATATGATTCTTCAATGGAAGAAGATCCAGGCAAATTAACTTTTACTATTAATAATGTTGAAGGAGTTGACTATGTTAGTGAAGGAAGTCCAGTTTCTTTTAAGGTAGAAGGTAATAAAGTTTTTTGGGGATATATATTTAAAATTGGCAAAAGTAAAAGCTATGAAATTAGTATAACTGCGTATGATCAATTAAGATATCTTAAAAATAAAGATACGTATGTGACTAGTGGATTAACCTGTGACGGTATATTTAGAAAGATATGTAGTGACTATGGAATAACAAGTAAAGTAGTTACTTCAAGTAATTATGTTTTACCATCTAGGGTGAGTGATAATAAAACTTTAGCAGAGATTATACAATATGCATTTGATAAAACCTTAGTTGATACAGGCGATTGGTTCATGATGAGAGATAATTTTGGAACATTAGAACACATAAATGTGTGGGAAAGTAGAACCAATTTAGTAATTGGAGATGAAAGTCTATTAAGTGATTATAACTATGAAAAGAGCATAGATGATGATACCTATAACCAGGTAAAGCTTGTTAAAGAAAATAAGAAAAGTAAGAAAAGAGAAATATATATAGTTAAAGATAGTTCTACAATTAATAAGTGGGGAATATTACAATACTTTGAAACTGTAGATGAGGATATGAATTCAGCACAAATAACTGAAAGAGCCAATATGCTACTAAAACATTATAATAAGCCTACAAAAACTCTTAAGTTAGAATGTATTGGTGATTTGAGGGTAAAGGCTGGATGTGGAGTAGTTCTTATGATAAAGGATTTAGAAAGTGATGTTCCCTATAATAAGTATGTTATTGTAAGCAAAGTAACACATAAGTTTGATAATAGTGCTCATACAATGAGTTTAGAAGTTAAGGTGGTGTAATTTATGGCAGGAGAAAAACTAGCAAGAGCAATAAAGCAATGTGCATCACAGGCAATTCCTAAAACATCGTTAACTGATTTAATGTTTGGTACTGTAACTTCAATAGATCCTTTAAAAATTATGGTTGAGAACAGGTTTGAGGTGGATAGTAATTTTTTATTACTATCTCCTTTTTGTATAGAGAAGAAAGTAAAAATTAATATACCTAGTCATAATCATACTGCAAATGCAAGTGAACACATTGTACCCAAACATAAGCATTTTTTGGATGAATCAAATTCAGAAGAAACTCAAGAAAATTCAGAAGTAACTTTAAATCATAGCATTAAACTTGTAGAAGCTAAGCCAAGCACTATTGAAGTTGTTATATGGGGAGGATTACAAGTTGGAGATAAGGTTAGTCTTTTAAGGGTAGCTGAAGGTCAAAAGTATTATGTATTAGATAGAGGAGGAAGTATATGACACCTTCTGTAAATATCAAGGTAAGTGAATTAGATGAAAAGATAGAACCTAACTTAACGTATAAGTTGGACTTAGAGCAAAAGAGGATATATGGGAAAGTAGATGACCAAGAAGCGTGTAAGCAATCGGTTCTTAAGACGTTGTTAACGGAGAGATTTGAAAATGTAATATATAGTGAAAATTATGGAGTGGAGCTTAAGAGATTTATAGGAAAAGATTTAGATTTTATAAAATCAGATATTGAAAGAACAATCAAAGAGGCTTTATTAACAGATACTAGAATTACTCAAATAACTGATTTTAATATAGAGGAAATAAGCATTGATAGTATTCTTATAAGTTTTAAGGTTGTTACTAGCTATGGATCACTCTTTATAAGTAGTGAGGTGAAAATATGATTGGTGATGAGATAGAAAAATACACATTTGAAAATTTAATTAAAGAAGCATTAGAGAAAGTTCCTGATAATGTTGATAAAAGAGAAGGATCTATAATATATGATGCCTTAGCGCCTGCATGTTATCAACTTGCTGAAATGTATATGAATTTAAAGAATGTTGTATTAAATACTTTTGTGACTACAAGCTATGGTGAATATTTAGAGCAGAGAGTATTGGAGCAAGGATTAAGAAGGTATGAGGCTACTAAAGCTATTAAAAAAGGCATATTTACATTTGAAGATGATACTCCAGCAGTTTTACAGGTAGGTTCAAGATTTGCAACGATTATGAGTGAAGAAAACTTAATATATAAGGTTATAGGTCAATATTTGAATGAAGAAAAAGTACCAGTAAAGGGGGAGTACTTACTGGAATGTGAAACTTATGGAACTGTAGGAAATGGATATATCGGGGATTTGTTACCTATAACATATATAAATAATCTAAAGACTGCTAAAATAACAATTTTAATAACTCCTGCAAGAGATAAAGAAACAGATGAGGAGCTAAGGGATAGATATATACTTACAGTAAATCAAAAGCCTTTCGGTGGTAATGTCGCACAGTATGACCAAGAAATAAGGAATATTGAAGGAATAGGGGAAGTACAGATATATCCAACTTGGAATGGTGGAGGAACTGTTAAATGTTCAATTATAGATACAGAGTTTAACATAGTTGAAGATGAAGTTATAAATAGAGTTCAAAGCTTAATAGATCCTGTAGAAAACTCAGGGAAAGGTTTAGGGTTAGCACCTATTGGACATAAGGTTAAAATATGTACTCCAACAAAAGTAATTGTAAATATACAAGCAAAAATTCAAGTTTTAAATGGTTATACTATAGAGCAATTAAAAGAAGAAATAAAACAAGCCATTGAGAAGTATCTTTTATCTCTTAGAAAGAACTGGGGTATTTCTGATGATGTAAATAGATATTCATTAACTATTTATAGATCACAGATAACAGCTAAGATTCTAGGCGTTATAGGAGTAGCCAATGTAAGTGAAATTAAAATAAATAATAAGCTTGAAGATTTAGTTCTTTTAGAAAATTCAACAACTCAGCAGCTTCCTGTATTGGGAGAGGTGGTGCTTAGTTAATGGTAGATATTAAAGGTTATTTTCCTAAGATTTATGATGGAGTTTTAGAAATAGATGAATTAATAGCAAGTGAAAATAGCTTATTTGATGAACTAGAAAAAGAATTCAATAAAGTATTATTAAATCAATTTATAACTACTTGTGATGTAGGTACAATTGCAAAGTATGAGAATTTATTTAGTATAGTTCCAGATAGTAGTAAGGATATAGAGTTTAGAAGAAGTAGAGTTTTAAATAGGTTGGCCATGAATAGCTCTTTTACATTAAGGTTTTTAGAAGAAAAGCTTAATGAGTTAATTGGTAAGGGTAAATATAAAATAGAAATTGATTATGATAAGTATTCAATATATGTAGAATCAGCAAGTTTAAACCAGGACTGGTTTAATGAAACTTATATAACTATAAATAAGATAAAGCCTGCTAATATGATATTTGTAAATAGACCAAGAATAGATTATAAAGTTTTGGCTAATGAGGAAGTATCATATGGGCAAAGAGAACATAACTATAGGTTAGGTACAAGGTGGAAGTTAGGGGCTAAACCTTTCAAGTCAGTGGTTGAGAAAGGAGTAATAAAGGTGCCAGAAGGAAAATCAATAACAGAAGAATTGCTTAATGGTTTAAGAGGAGTAACTTTAGAAAGAATACATCACATTAGAATTAATGGATCATTAGATAAGGATGAATTTATAACTAAAGAAATACAAAATAAAGATTTAGTTATTAAATATGCAGTATTAAAAAGTGAGATAGAAGAAGGGATAACCAAAGTGGAAATCTTAGATTCTAATAATAAGGTGTTAACAACGATAAATGTATATATTCCAGTAATAGAGGATTTAGAAATAAAACACATTTTAAAAATAGAGGAAGGGGTGAATGATAATGCCAATTAGAACGGACTGGACTCTAGATGAAATAGTAATGCCAGAAGATATGAATGATATCGGAAAAGAGTTAAATAGATTAAAAGAAGAAGATAAAAAGCTTGAAAATAAAAAGCTTGATAAGACTGGGGGAACTGTTACTGGAACAATAAATGCAACAAACCTTCAAGTGGGTGGAGCTAATGTTTACACAACAAGCAGAAAGCCAACATCAAGCGATATTGGGGCTTCTCCAATAGGTCACAGCCATGATGATAGATATTTTACTGAAGCAGAAATGAATGAGAAGTTAAAGACAAAGGTAAGTGTAGAATCAGGAAAAGGATTATCTACTAATGACTATACTACAGCTGAAAAGAATAAACTTTCAGGAATAGCAGCAGGAGCAAATGCATACGCTCATCCTTCAAGCCATCCAGCTACGATGATAACAGAAGATTCAACTCATAGATTTGTAACAGATGTAGAAAAACAAGATTTCAATAATAAGATTAGTAAGGATGATTATGAAGTTGGATCTAATGGTACTTGTAAAACGTTAGACTCTAGAAATGATATACGTTTGATTAATAAGAGTGGTAAGTACTCTGGTATAAATGTTACTGGTAATCCAACAGGAACAGATGCATTCTATTTTTATGATGTTGAGTGTATGAGTAATGATGTACGAATAGTGACAGCTAAAACTGCAGGTAGTCCACTAAGAATATTTGTTGGAAGTTATATATCAGAATGGCTAGGTTGGAAGGAGGTATTTAATGTAGATAAAAAACCAACACCATCAGAAATAGGGGCTTTAGGAGCAACAGCAAAGGCTGAAAGTGCTAAAACAGCTGATGCTGTATCTTGGGCTAATGTATCAGGTAAGCCTAGTGCATTTGCACCTTCTTCACATACTCACACAAAGTCACAGATTACTGATATGCCTACAGCATTAAAAAATCCTACGGCTGTTAAGGTTCAATTAAATGGTGGAACTACTGAAGGGACAAACCAATTTACCTATGATGGAAGTGCAGCTAAAACTATTAATGTTACACCAGCGAATATTGGGGCTTTAGCAAGTGGGGGGACAGCTGTAAACTCATCAAAGCTAAATAATAAGGCTGAGAGTTCAGCTGGAACGGCTAATACAATAGTTTCAAGGGATAGTGCTGGAGACGTAGTAGCTAGATTGTTAAGAACTACATACGCTGACCAAAGTACTATGAGTGGAGCTATAGCGTTTAGAACTAACAACAGTACAGATAACTATACGAGATATTGTAATAATCCGTCAGCAGTTAGAGCATGGTTAGGCGCAATAACAAAAGCACAAATATTAGATATGTTTTTTCCTATTGGAACTATACATTTTACTGTTCAAAATGTTAATCCAGGAACTACAATGGGAGGTACATGGGTAGCATGGGGGAGTGGAAGGGTTCCTGTAGGTGTAAATACAGGTGATTCTAGCTTTAGTACTCCTGAAAAAACTGGAGGAAGTAAAACAATGATTCATAATCATGGATCTGGAACCTTGGGAGCAAATATAGGAGCATTTGATACTGATATTACTTCAATAGGATATCAAGCAGGTCCTAAAAGGACAAATGATTCTGCTTTTACCTATGGATTTAAAGGATTACCAATCATTTCAGGTAGTGTATCTAATAGTAGAATAGCTCACAATACTCCAGTATATGGTGCAACAGATGACAGTTCATCAAGCACATCAAATAATCTACAACCATATATAACTTGTTATATGTGGAAGAGAACAGCATAGAAAGGATTGATAAATATGGCATTGATAAAAGAGAAAAGCGAATTTGGTTTTCCAGTGAACTATTGGAGAATAACTCAAGTAATGATAAATAGGAAAAATAAAACTGGAAATATAGGTGTTGAGTTATTTTGTTCTAAAGAAGCAGAGAGAAGTGTAGATTTTTATAACTTCCCAATAAAAGCAGAAAATTTTAGTGATTTTTTTGATGCTGAAGGTATTTATACAGATTTATATAATGCTTGTTATGAATATATAAAAGCGACTTATCCAGAAATGACATTAGTAGATGATATAGAAGAAAAAGAGAAGCAAAGAGAACTTTCTAAATAGATTTAGATAGGTTCTTTTTTTATATAAAAAATTAAAAAAGAGGTGGGCCATGGAGACAGTCAGTATTGCACTATTATGTACAGTAATAGGTTGTGTAATAGGAATAGGGACATATAGCAAAACAAGAGATAAAGATATTAGAGCAGATGCAGAAAGATGGGGGGTGATGTCTGCTAAACTAGATTTTATAACGACAACAACAAGCGAGATAAAGACAGAAGGTAAACTTAGAGATGAACGAATGAATAAGGAAATGTCAGATGTTAAAAACAAATTAACTGAAGTAGAACAATCTACAAAATCAGCTCATCATAGGATAGATGAGTTAGTAAAAGAAAAGGATGGGATGTAAAAATGGAAGAAAACAAAATCAAAAAGGAAGTTACTATTTACACTAAGGAAGAAGGCTCTTTTAAAAGCAGAATAACTAATGTTGGTACAATTATTTCTTTAGCTTCTATTGTTGCAATATTACTTGTTAATGTTGGTGTTATAGATGCAGTCCAATCAGAAAACATTAAAACAGTTGTTTATTTGGTGTGTGGTGCAGGCGTATTACTTGGAATTTTAAATAATCCAAAGGGAAGCGGTATTTATCTTCCAGGAGTAGACTATCCATTATGGGGAAAACCAAGTGATGCAGAAATAAAGAAAGTATTAGGAAATACTGTAATAGAAACTGTTAAAGATTTAGGGGCTATCGATGTATCTAAGGATAGTGAAAATATAAAAGAAAAGTTAGAACATAAAGAGTAGTCAAATAGGCTACTCTTTTAATTTTGGTACCGACATTAATGTCGGGGTGAAGAAGGAGGAAAATATATGTTACCAATTCAAAAAATGATTAGTAAGTACAATAACTCGTCTAGAGGCGAACAAAGAATAAAATACTTGGTGTTCCACTATACAGGAAATAAAGGAGATACAGCTAAAGACAATGCTGAATATTTTAATAAAGGAGATAAAGATGCTTCAGCCCATTACTTTGTATCTGATAAAGAAATATATCAAGTAGTTGAAGATGATAGAGCATCATGGGCCGTAGGTGATGGATATGGTAAGTATGGTATTACTAATAGTAATAGTCTTAATGTAGAAATGTGTTGTTGGTCTGATGGAACTGTATCAGAAAAAACAGAAAAGAATGCTTTAGAATTAGGAAAGCACCTAATGAAGAAACATGGAATACCAATAGAAAATGTAGTAAGACATTATGATGCATCAAGAAAGGTTTGTCCTAATTGGTCGGCTAATAATTGGTCAAGATGGAATAGCTTTAAGTCAAAATTAATTAGTAATGAAGTTATAGAAGACACTAAGCCAGTAGAAAGTAAACCACAAGTTAAGGAGGAAGGAAAATTGTTAAAGGAATGTAAGAAGAACGTATTAAATTTTGGAGATAGCGGTACTTATGTATTTTTAGCACAAAGTGCTATGAAAGCATTAGGATTATATAATGGACCTATAGATGGAGAATATGGACCATCAAAAGGGAAGAATAGCTTCTACCAAGCAGTCGTAAATTTAAATGCTAAATTAGGATTTAAGAATGACAGTAATTTAGGACCAGCTTGTTGGGAGTATATTTTAACTAAGTAGTTTGTTATAATATAATTGTGCACTGTACTATACTTGGCATAAAAAGACAGTAAGTTAAAGGGGGATAAAATGAACTGTCCCCTGTCTACTATAAAGGGAGTATATCAAAATCCTTTCTTACTGTCTTTTATGTTATATAATATAAGAACAGATACCTTTATAATAATATATTCAATGCATAAAAAAATAATTCTTGTAAATAATATAAACGCTATAGTTTCAAAGTCTAAATTTATATATAAAAGGGACTAGATTATCCTATAAGATTTATCTAGTCCCTTTTCCTTGTACAAAAAATAATGTGATTTATATCTATAGCCCCTGTTGGTATTATATCATGAACAAAGGTTTTGTGGAATATAAAAATTATGATTTGTTTATCCTAGCTTGAAACTTTGTAGTCAAAAATTAATTTGGTAACTCATTGTTTTTTATTGTTTGAATAAATAAGTTGATAGCTCTAAAGTCAGTATTTATTGTGTTCTACTGTAATACATTTAAATTTAAAGTAAAATAATTCATTTCTATATAAAAAGACTAGGTCAAACTTACGGCTGACCTAGTCTATTTTTGTTTATGAAGAAAATGTAGACAATTCCTCCACTAGGGAAGTATGTATTTCATCAATAGTATAGCAAAATCAACAGTGATTGTATAGGGGGAATTTTACAATGAATATAACAAATATACTACTCTTGAATAACATATAATTAGGAAACATTTTGAAATTATATTTATTTTAAATTCATAGAATCCCAGAAAGCTAGTAAGTAATATTTTATTTACTAGTTTTTTTTATTAAATTCTTGTTAAGAATATATATTTAATATTGACCTTGAGTTACAAATATATAATAATATTAAAAAAATAAAAACAACAAAGCGTTTAATTTTTGTAACAATAATGGTTAATCTTTTTAGTAAAATAGGAGGATTAAAATGGGGAAAACAAGTGAAGCACAAAGGAATGCAGATAAAAGATGGAGAGAAAAAAATAGAGATCATGCAAATTATTTAAGGAATAGGACTAGTGCAAGATGTTTTATAAGAAATAGAGCTACATTAGAGGATATAGAAGAATTGAAACTTCTGATGGAAGAGAGAGAAGAAGCGTTAAAATGGTAAAATAATAAATTATTTTAAAGACTAGGAAGTTATAATCCTAGTCTTTAATTTTTATCACATTTTTATCACATAAGTTTTATGAAGGTATAAAAAGATATAGAAAAATATTTCATATATATAATGTAGGAAATATGAATAAACCTAAATAATAAGTTGAAATATTAAGTTATATAATGTAAGTTTTCGAATCCTGATGCCCCCCGTTCAAATCGGGGTAGGAGTACCAAAGGGCTATTGTACTAAATAATTAGTGGGTAGCTCTTTTTTGTTCTTTAGGAAAAGATAATTGTAATTGAACTGTGGATAACTTCGATATTTTAATGTTACTAAAGCTTATTTATATGAAAAGTCTAAATGAATATAAAGAGAAGATTTCCCATGAGCTTTTACTAGAAGGTGCAATTGCACCTTTTTATATTATATAAGAAATTAATATTGTTATATATGTGTAAGTGGCATTGTAGGGGATAAGTTTATAGTAGCTCAAAGTAAAAATGCAAATATATAATATTATAAAATTTAAATACTATTTTGTGTATTATAAGGAAACTAAATATAAACTATGCCAAGTGTATCATTAATAGAAAATAAATATAAAAAAGAGAATTTTAAAGAAATCAATAATTAATTAGATATAATTACATATAATACTTATGTAAAGAGAAAAAGCTGTGATAGAATAGTCCTTGTCCTTCGGGAAAGCAGTCAAAAAAACTTGAAAAAAGTTGTTGACAGCGAAAACGAAGAGTGATAAGATAAAAAAGTCGCCGAAGGGCGTAGAGATCTTTGAAAATTGAACAGAATATAAAGTTAAAAACCAGCAATTCTTTTTTACGAGTAAACTTGAGAAATCAAGTAGC